CACCACTCTCCAGCATAGTCTTAACTAATTCACCCATTGGAGTTGGTAAAATCTTTAACTTTCCGAAACCATTAGCACCATCCATCCACATACTAGTAATCATATGTGATACACGGTCTAAGTTAATCTTTAAGTCATCTGGGTGATCTACTTCACCCAATACAGAGTAACCACTTGTAATTTGCTCATTTAGAGTTTGAACAGCAGACTCAATTTCAGACACGGGGTAAACACGCTCATTTGCGTTCTTTACCCCGCCCTGAATGAAGATCCCTTTCATATAAAGGTTCTTCTTGTCGCCTTCACTGACAGATTCAACAACCATACCGGCTCGGTCAAATGTCAGATGCTCCTTGAGATACAAAGCCATTGCTCTCAGATTCCTTAAATGCGTCTTTTAGCAGTAGTTCTACGTGACTCTGCTACTGGACTACGAACTTTACCTGCTTCGTCTTTAGTGACTGGTTTAGGTGTAGATTCACCCTTTTCACTAAAGTTATTTTGAGCTGGAGCATTCTTAAATGATCCTGAACCCTTTACACTTGTCTCACCTTTAGAATAAGCATTGCTAGGTCCTTTTGGTCCTGTTGGAACTGCTTCAGATTGACCACTGAACTTAACTGGCTTGCTATCCATTCCAGCTTGACCACTGTTTGATAAACCTGGGCTCTTTGTTTGAACACCATTGTCACCGTGTGTTACAGCAACTTTCTTCAATGTGATAGCTTCCATCATGGCTTCTTCATCACCAAATGCATCTTCTGCACCTTCTTCGTCGGCTGCAAATTCATCTGCATCAGCTTCCATATCTGCATCAGCATCACCACCCATGATATCTTCAAACTCAGCCATTAATTGGTCTAATTTGTCTTCTAGGTCAACAACACGGTCTTCTAAACCTTCTTCGCCACCTTCTTCGTCGTGGTCAGCTTCTAAGTCGTGTGTAAAGTCTTCACCGTCTTCTTCAGCTTCATCGTCAAATTCAATATCGGATTCATCATCCTCTTCAGACAATCCTTCTTCTTCACTACCAATCTCGTCTAGTAAATCTTGTACTTGACCAGATGGTTGATTCATCATTTGCTCTTCATCCATCATTGTTTCATAAATTTCACGTGACTTTTCAACCACGATATCATGAAACAATGCTTTAGCTTGTTCTTCGTTCTCATTGATAATCAAATCAATAAGTTGTTCAAATTTTTTATTATCCATTGAATGTTCTCCTAAGTAAATGGCTTTGTAGAATTATTTAGTGCGTAGTCAGGAAAACAGCACAATAAGTGCTGTTTTTTTACGTTTTTGTTAAATTTGGGAGATTTAGTATAAAGTTTTTAACTTATACTTGAGGTTGCTCAGGATTAGGCTGAGCATATTGTGCATGAATTTTCTTTAAAGAGTTTGCTTTTTCATAATTTCTAACATCATTCATCTTACGTAATTTGCGTATCTGACGTAATGTTAATTTAGTTTTACGGCTTTCTCTCCATTTTGGTTTGCTGTTATCAGACTCAACATCTTGGTAACCAGGAATAGCGGCGTCAAACATCTCAAATAATTTCATATGTTTATTTATCTTAAATCTGTCCAGGAGCACCACCCGGTACATTACCTGCCATACCGCCTGCTTGTCCAACCGGTCCGGCTACTTCCATATCATCTAAACCAGATTCTGGCTCAGGGGCATTCATATCTTCGCCAGTTTGTGCATCAGCTTCAATATCACCCACTGATACACCAATACTACGCAAATCACTACCTTGTGGCTCAATCTCAATCTCTTTATCATTTTCTTCACGCCACATTTTTTCGTTCTTACTAATTTCTTCTTCAGTTAAGCCCAAGAATCGTTCCATAGCAAAACGTTTAGATATATATGGATACTGTTCAATTGCAGTAAATGAACCAATACGTGCAGTATCTAATTCACTTTGGCGATAAGCGGCAAAGTTTTGTGGTGGATTAAATTGCAATTGAAATAAACCACTATCAATATTCAAACCTCTCCAACGTAAGAATAACTTAAATTCTTCATCTAGCTTTTGGCTAATATACTTTTGTAGTCGTTCACAATATTGATTGAAACGAAACTCTTGTATCATAGCTGTACCAACTCGACCATCACTCATTGGAGTAGGATTATCATCTGGTCCAGTTGGAAGATAGCTACTTGGCACACGTAAACCACGTGCTAATCTGTTGTTAAAGTAACGCAAGTCATCAATCTCACCCAAATTCTGTCCACCGGGCAACACCTCAACACTTGATCCTCTTCCGTCAGCAGTAACTGGGAAGAAGTAATCTTCATTCATACTTAATGGATTATAAGATGCATCAACTACACTACCACCACCATGTGTACTTGGAATACGTCTTTGGTGAATCTCATTCTTAATACGCTCAACAAAGGCCATAGCTAAGTGACTTGGCATATTACCAACGTCAATTTTAAACATTCTACGTTCTGGAGCACGTTGTACACGATAGATTAATACCGCATCTTCTAATAATTCTTTTTGCTTATAAACTTTGAAAATATTTTCTAAGATAGATTGACCAAAAGGCCAAAAGCGGTCTAACCCTTCGGTTAAGCTTAAATGAACAATGTGTTTGGCATCAATAGCTGATTCACTTTGCCCTAAAGTAAAACGACTTCCGGATGTGTTATATGGCATACTTGGAACAGTATATCCGCCACCACTACCACCTCCACCAGAACCACCTAATCCAGTTGCCGGATTAGCGGCAAAGTCTGTATTTGTTTTTTGTGCTACAGTTAAGTTCTGTAAGTTAATGTTAATGTCTTTTATAACATATTGTTCAGGCTTTTTACCTTCACTTTCGTTGACAATAACTTTAATAATCTTAGTCATATCTATCCAATATAACTTAAAGTTTTCCGGGTCACGTACAAATACTTGATCACCAAACTTAATAGTATTACGGAAGATTTTGAATGTTCTAGTGTCAAACTCATTGAGTTTGCACCATTGTTGAAGTTGTGTTTTAAGCATTTCAACTTCGTGTTGTGTTGGTTCATCTTTGAAATCTAAGTCAAAGGGAGTTTTATTATGTTCATTTGTTTGAGTGCTAAACTCTGAAATAATATCTAAGCAAGCATTAATCTCAGCATCTACGTCCATCATTTCATATTGATTATATCGTTCAATACGGTTTGGATGACCTGTATATACTTCCGGAAGACGACTACGATAGTTCTTGTAACCAAAATCTTGGCTGTTCATTCCTTGCCCAGTAGGACCATTTACACCAGCATTGCCATTCCAAGCTCCGGTATTATTATTAAAACCTGAAATTGGACTGGAAATGCCAGATTTGTTTGAGAAGCGTTTTTTGTAGGTCATATTAAGATACTTTATCTAGTATTTAGCGTTAAATCATAGATTGCTTATTAAAATCTTCTTGTAAGTCGTTACCTGTATCCAATTTATTAATAACAGTATCTAATTTATTTGCCAACATTTCAACCATTTCTTGTGTAGAGTCATTTCTAGGAGTAGGAGCTACTGTTGGATTAATTGCAGTACTTAGTTTAGTAATCAAATCTTGCTGTGACGTTTGTTGCTGTTCTAGTTGTGATTTGATTAGACCATTTACATCTGGAATAGCTGTAGGTGCCTTTGTTTTAAAAATATCAGCTAAATCAATTACAGCCGTTCTGTAAGAGTTTTTATCAAAACCATTCTGAATGTTCGTAAGATCAGGTGTTTTATCTGTTAATTTTGGAATAGGATTAACTGGTTTTTCTATTGGCTTATCTACTAGCTTTGGTACCGGTGTGATTGATTTCTCTATCGTTTTTTCTACTACTTTTGTCGTAGGAGTAACTAGATTGTCTATTGGCTTCTCTATTATTTTCTGTACAGGTACTATTGGTTGATCAATTGGTTTCTCTATTATTTTCTGTACTGGTACGACTGGTTGATTTACTGGCTTATCTGTTAATTTTGGTACAGGTACTATTGGTTGATCTACAATTTTCTCTACTACCTTTTGTGTAGGTACTATTGGTTGATCTACTGGCTTATCTGTTAATTTTGGTACAGGTACTATTGGTTGATCTACTGGCTTATCTGTTAATTTTGGTACAGGTACTATTGGTTGATCTACTGGCTTATCTG